ATAGCGACCTTCATTAGCCTGTCCGGGAGATACTTCGTCCAAGCATCCATGTCTAGCCACGTTCTCTCCGTAATCTAAGAGCAGACAATTATCTTTATCTTCGTGAATTCTCATTCCCCTACCGCACATCTGGACGTAAAGACCAATGCTTTGTGTAGGCCTAAGCAACGCTATGCAATCTGTCCTGGGGGCATCCCATCCTTCAGTAAGCACACCAACGTTACAAAGCGCATGGATCTTGCCAGACTCAAAGTCAGCAAGCGTTTGACTACGCTCTTTGCTAGGTGTCTCCCCGGTTATAACAGCAGCACTGATGTTGTACTGCTTTAGATACTGTGTCATCTTCTCAGCATGTAGGACTGATACACAGAAGAATACTGTTGCTGTTCTGCCTTTGGTGTAAGCGTTATCAATCCAATCGCTCACAACTTCTATAATGGTTTCATCCACCATAGCCACTTCTTCTAACTCTTTCTCTCTGAAGTCTCCGTTCTTAAACTTGAGGCTGACTGAACCGGCATCGATAATAGCGTTCTCATTAACAGCGTAAGCTGAAAGTCTGCACAGATAACCTTCTCTAATAAGTTCTGGGATAGATACGGTGTAAGCCAAGCCTTTAAAGAAATGATCTTTACGATTCCCGTATATGTATCCCTGTCCCATGCGGTAAGGTGTTGCAGTGCAACCCATAACCTTCATGTCTCCGCGAGCAGAAAGCTCAGTAATAATCTTTTGATACCTGGTGTGTGATGTAGGCGGTACGTTGTGTGCTTCATCTATAATCATGTAGTCAAACTTACCAACCTTAGCCAATCGTTTAGGAGAGGCTAGTGTGTCTCTGCTGGCTATCAAAACTTGAGCATCGTGTTCAAAGCGTTTCAGCCCAGCAGCCAACACTCCAACCGGGGCATCTGGCCATACGGCTTTAAGTTTCTTCTCTGCTTGATCAACCAATTCTTTTCTGTGTGCTAAGACAATAAACCTAGCACCAGGGTCCTTAGCTAAAATCTCTTTAATAAAATGGGAGAAGATGATTGTCTTCCCGGCTGCGGTTGGTAATGCAATCAATGCATGTTCACTAGATGGTTTTGTTTCAAACCAATTGTGTAAGGAATCTATAGCATCCCTTTGGTAGTATCTTAATTTCAATGAACTATCTTATCTTCTTGTTTGTTTAAATTAATTAAAAGTTCTTGGTCATTGTTCTGTTCTAACTTTTCAAATATTACTTCTGATATTAATTCCATAGCGTCAATTGAACTGTGAGAAAAATTAAACGCTGCATCTACAGAAAACTTTAGAAGTGTTTTAATAGCAGATTCTGAATCTAAATCTTTTTTACCCCAGCTTTCAATACAAACAGAAAGATCTTGCATGACTGTGTCGCATGCTTCTTTATCTAAAAAATCTTCTTCTTTCATACATTCTCCTTATATAAGTTATAATTATTATAGGCAGTTCCTTCAAGATAATTAAGAACATTATCTTAAATAAGGCGAGGAGTAGCTAAAGCATTGCTCAGGTCAATGAGAGCATTAGCTACTCGCTCGGTTATCTCATCACAGAATCCCTCTCTCCCTTACCAGGTTGACCTGTTTCTGTAACTCTGCGATGAAATTCTTTTACTTGTCCCAATCAAACCCATCGTCATTTGATGACTCTGGTTCAACCGGGGCAGGTGTTTCTGGTGCAGTAGCTGTAGGTGTAGGACTAGGTGTGGGTGTAGCAGTTGCAGTCTTTGTATTGAACTTAGCAATTACATTCTTATCGTCCCACTTAGTACCGTCTCCTTTGTCTTTGCCTTCTTCTAATTTAAGAGTGGCATCGAAAGGAACGTTCATCATAGTCTCAAGAGCTTCAAGGTTGAAGTTCTCAACATCAGGATCTAAGCCCATAGCTTTTCTCCAATTACGGATTTTGCTTTTGGATACGTTCAAGCCGTTGCCTTCAAGCATAAAGTTTTCCCAGATTTTTCTTCCAGCAAATTGAGGACCAATAACTTCAAAAGTTATGTTGATCATCCTATGATTGTTGGCCTTACTCGTCTTAGCTTCCCAAGTTTGTCCAACCAATTCATAATCCCCGGCTGGCATTGGACCTATAGAACTACTGTCTAGTTCTTCTACGTCAGTTAAATTAATTTCAAAATCGCTCATTATTTATCTCCTATTTTATTTTTTAATGATTCTTTCAAAGCAGTTATGAATGCACTCCACTCTAGATCTAATGGGACGTTACCCAAATCAACTCTAGACTTTGCATCAAACGCAGCTGCATATTTGTGAAACAACTTTCGTTTGCCGTAAGACACACCCCTGGTTGTTTCTTTAAAGCCCTGTCCACTTGTACGAGTTGATACCTCGTAGTTTGCAAACAGGTTAAAATCCACCCATTCACGTACCATTGCTGATACCTTCTTGTGTAAATTTAATTCCCAACGATCGTAGGGCTCACGCTCTGGGTCGTTAAAAGTTCTGATGGCTACGTGAGAAAGTAAGATGACATGCATCTTCTTCTTTTGTAACGCATCAAACATTGTTAAGAGTCTGCGATAAAGCTCTGCTGACTCTGTATAACCTTTACCGAAACCCAAGGCTTCGATTGATTTGACTGAATGGTTTTGACACACTCTTTGTTGGACTAACTTCTCAGCCCAATCTGTTGTATCAAACACCACTGTTTTGTAATCATGCTCTTCATCGTGCAAGGTTTGTATTTGCTTGATGATGTCATCGTAGCTCTTACACAATGGAAAAGAAGGAACGTCAATAAAGTTTGTTCCATCTTCTGTCTTAATAAAGATTGGCTTGGGAGCTTGAGAAGCAAAGGTTGTCTTGCCTATGCCGTCTGTCCCGGATATGTTGATCTTAAGTGTTGGCACTTTAATTCCTGTCTCCACTGTTTCTAATAAACTCATTTTGTTTCTCCATTAATTTTGTAATAATTTTTAAACTCATTCGCATCATTTTCATTATCAAAAATAATTGTATTCATTTTGCAATAAGAACTTTTAAAAACAGCAGTTGTTATAGTGTTTCGTGTAAGTAAGTGCATATCAGAGCCACGTACAGATAGAGAATATTTCTTACTCATTACTTATCTCCCTTCAATGGATCTATGAATTGTATGTAAGGCCTTTCATTGATCTTAGTGCTTAATCCTTCTTGTATCTTGTCGTATACGTCTTCATTCTCAGCCATCACCTTTTTTGATAAAGTCGTGTCTTCTACGAACTGAGTCTTGAATGGGAATAGATTCTTGGGTATGTCCTTCTTTAGTTTAGAAAGGAACTCTTGGTCCCAGGATCTAGTCACCCTGTATTGAACTCTAATATCTAATGGGATTAGATTGTTCAGAGGAACTCGCTTCGATCCCCCGGTATTAGAAAGTGTGTTGATGTGATCTTGTATCTCTGGGCGAGAAGCAATTTCTTTATCCAGTTCTGCACTGGCTTTCTTTAAGTTGCCTTGCGATGTTAAATTCTTTTTCTTGTCTTTTAACAAATCCGCAAGGGACAGTGTCGTATAATCTTTTTCTTTCATTAGCAGTCTCCAAACTTTTAATAACTTTATATTAATGATATAAAATCTTTTGTCAACAAAATTCTTTACATTTTGTACTTAGTTCTTTACTATCTAATACGACACGTTTTAATGGTGCTTTCATCACCCTCCCAAGCAGTGAAAGTTTCCTCCTTAATTAAAGCGTGTCACTTTATTAAGTTAGGAGAGAAATGCAATTAAAAGACTACATAGAAAAAAGAGGAGAAGAGCCGTTGGCTAAAGAACTAGGAGTATCAATAGATACCATTAGGTCTTGGAGATACGGCAAGAGGCAACCCTCAGTAAACCAAGCAAAGAAATTAATTAAACTAACCGGGCACGCCCTTGATTGGGAAAGTATTTATGGGTCAGTAGAGGTCTAACATGGCCTTAGATTTAAAATTCAATCTCGTTGGAGATGATATTCATGATGAAGAGCGTAGAGATATGCTGGTTTCATATTATGAAAACAATTTTAATTTAATACCTTGTGGATCAAAAAACGATGTTATCCCAGACTACTTCAAAGCAAGACATCCTAACGAAGAAGAAAATATATTAATAAAACGTTGGTCTAAAACTCCAAGAGTTAAATGGGCTGACTACATTATTAAACAACCAACCAAGCAAGACATTAAACAATGGTACTTACAATTTCCTAATTGTAATTGGGCTGTCGTTAC